CTTCTTGAGTAATATCAATAACTGCACCTTCGTCATAAACGCCAGGCATTATTTTGATAACATCATATGCTCCAGCCAAAGCTACAGCAGCTGTAACTGATTCAACTAAATGTCCAGCATCTACATGTTCTTGTAACCAAGCATATTGATGAGTTGATGTTGATTTACATACATAAAATATTTCATGTAATCCAAATCTTTCATCTCCTAATCCTCCAGCAATTTTTGAAGGATCTATTGCAGCATTAGAAGCAATATTTCTGTTTTTTATCATATTTTTCTATAGTTGACCCCCTTGCCCTAAATTAATAGAGCAAGGGATACTAGATTAATTATTTAATAACATCACGTAAAGTCGAGCTTTGATTTGGAGCACTATTTGCTAAGTTAGCATAGTAACGAAGAGTAGCGTTCCAAATTGGTTGAGTTGAACTTCTATCTAAGATAGATCCGTCTTCATCTAAGAAGGACATAGGAGCTAAATCTTCAACAGATAATGTTGAAGGATCAATGAAGTAAGCTTCATCATATTGAGCATCATAATCAGCTACCATTGGAATACCATTGAATCCAACTCCGGAAAATCCACCTTCAAGTTTTAACTCTGCACCATATCTACGATCTGGAGTTAAAAGTTGTCCATAAGCAGATGTAACATCAAAAGATGTTAAAATATACTTTGGTTCACCTTTCTTTTTAGCCTCTAAGAAAGTAGAATGTAAAAGACCGTCTGTTAATGATCTTTGAGCAGTTGAGTCATCAACATAAGATTGCCACCATCTATATGATGTACGAGCTAAACCTTGAAAAGTATCAATATTTGTACCATCATCAATAAGTCCTTTAAGACCCATGATTTCTGCATTAACATTGGAAACTGTTGGAGTCGTACCATTAGTATGTGCTAAGTATACATAATCATTATCAGCAACACCAGTAGCACTATCAACAGTCATTGTATAGTTACCTGTGATAGCAGAAACTGTGGTATAAGCAGCAGAAGTAGCAGCATCAGCAGCACTTGAGAACATAACCGCATTTCCTACTGAAAAATAATCCATAGGATATTTTCCAACCATTGGTGTATCAAATGTTAATGTAACATCTGGAGAAGCATCATTTACACGACAGATAACACCGGTACCAACACCATAACCTTGACGACTTAATTGTCTTTGCATATCATTCTTAGCACCTTGATATTCTGATTCAAGAACATTAACTAAGAATTCTTTTGAACGTGCAGAAGCTTTAATAGCTACATCAGTAACGCTGACAGTATGAAAATTATATTTCATTGTAACGTTAGCTTGTAAGTATTGTTGATTACCAGCAGTAGGCAAGGTAACTGTTTCGCTTCCAGCAGCAGAACCTACATTTCTATCATAATGAAGAGAAATGTATTTTGTAGTTGCACCAATTTCTTGTGCAACGTTACGTAAAATATTCATGTATAAAACATTCTTTTTGAATACTTGATCATGAACAACTTTATCGTAAACTCTCATAGCCGCATTGGCTAAATTAGAGACAGATTGTCCCATATTATTTTGATTCTATTTCAGTATAGAATATAACTTAATTTTTAAGCTACATCTCTTTTGATACTTCTTCCATTGCCTGTCTAATAGCATCTCTAGTGTTAATATCAGCATTTTTAACTGAATCACCTGATGGATGATTACCAGACATTGAAGAAGGTTTTTCTACTTCTATAACAGGTTTGACACCAGAAAGTCTTTGTTTTACCTCATAATCAAGAAGTTCATTGTGCTTCATCTGAAGAAAAGCATCCTTTGGAGAAAGATAAGTTTTCTCATTTTCTCTCTGCCAATTTAGAACTTCCTCATCATCATATTTTGGTTTTCCATTTTGTCCATCCCATTCTGTTTCAAGGCTTTTAATTTCTTTCTTATATTCTTCAACTTTTTGATTTTGGATTTGATCCTCTTTCAATGCTTGAAGTTTTTTTTCAACAGCCTTATCAACATCATCTGATGTGGCGTAAATAGGTTCTTGAGGTTTTTCCTCTTGTGGAGGAGCAAAAACATTCTTAATCTTTTCATAGCTAGAAACAGATTCTTCGAGTTTCTTTTTCATTTCTTCAATTTTTGTTTTATTAGAATCTCTTTCTGTTTTTAGAGCTATATTTAGATTGTCAATCTGCTCTTTTAACTTTAACGGATCTTTCTCAATTGGAGCAACTGGCTCTACAACTGACTCTTTTACCTCTGGAGTTGAGGATACATTTTCTGCTGGAGTGGAAGGTACTTCAGCGGCAGCATCAATTGCTGCATTTACTTCCATTTTTAAATCTTGTGGATTTGGCATAAATTTTATGTTAACGATTCTTTGATAACCCAGGAACCGATCTGGGAATTATATTAAAACTTTACTTAGATTTTTTAGATTGTTCAACTCTAGTCTTTATTACTTGTCTTTCAATTCTTTTAGCCTCTTTATTATACGCTTTAGGCATATTAGGACCTACTTGCGGAAAATTTCCATTCTTATCTGCCGTTCCTGGATTTGTTTTTATAAATATTTTTTCAGCTTCTTTAGCAGCATTTTGTTTTATCTGCTTTCTTTTACCATTCCAAATATTCATTATCATTGTTTTTGTATCCATATTATTTTTGTTGTTGTGCTTGATACTGTTCTTCATTTTGAATATGAGCATCAAACAAATTTTTATATTGTGTATAAGCATCTTGATTTTCTTGTATAAATGCTAAATGTAGCTCTGTATGTTCAGGCGCCCAGACTGCTTGAGGAGTCATTGGAACTTCTTGTCCTGCTGATATCTGCATATTCTCTTGATCTGCTAAATCAGCTGTATCTTCTGGAGCATTTCCTGATGTTCGGTGACTTTCTTTTTGTTTCATCATTTCTTGTTTAAATCCTTCTTCTTTTGCTTTATTCATTCTTTCAATAATATCTGAAACATTTGAAATAGAAAGTTTTTCAAGTATAGTTTGCGGATCAATCATTTGAGCATTAGCTAATTGCATCAATCTATCAAATTTAGCATCTTCACTATAAGCAATTTCTGGAACAATAGCAACTCTTACATTTAATGGTTTTAATTTCATTACTCCATCAGGAACTTCTTCATTAGAAATTTCTCCTCCAATAAACTTAATTGATTCATTTTCTTCTGTAATCTCCATTGAAGTAATTTGATAATCTGTCAATAATTCTAAAATAAATTCTGAAATTTCTTCTAAAAATGTTTCAAGATTTTCAACTGGTTCAGCAACAGTAGAGGCATCGGCTGCCTGTAGTGCTTCAACGCCTTTTCCTGATTGAATTCCTGATGGAGCTCTTCCAAGTGATGCTTCTCTCATTCCTCCACCTTCTTCAATCCATCTTTCAAGATTATTAGTATATGAAAATGGTGTGCTTGGTAATGGTTGTAATTCTAATTGTGTTGGAGGAACTGAACCTTTATAATAAATTTTTTCTGCTCCTTTATCAGTAATTGAAGAAACTTCAACACCTTGTTTAATCATAAATTTACCAGCCAACATTCTTTGAATATATCCTTCAATTTGTGAAACACTTTTGTCTAATGATTTATTAATTTGAATTAAATCCTTAATCCAAGCATCTGAGTATATTGCTCCAGGTTCATGTTCTGGATTATAAGAAAAAAAAGGATATCTTCTATATTTTGTTTCTTGAACTCTTACAAGTTGATCTGAGACATTTGTAAATATTTTAACATGTGACTTTCCATTTTCATCATACCATTTAATCCATAATTCTTTAACAAGAGTTGATTCAAGATCTTTAACACCTTTATTTATATTTGTTCCATATTTTTCTTGTTCTAACATTTCTTTGTATGTAGAACCTCCATTCTCTTTGGAATCGGAGCCAATATTTCCTGCAATTTTATAATTTTTATTTTCTTGAACTTGTGTAACGGGTTTTTTCATTACTTTTAAAATGTAACGGCAATCTTGAATATGACTAGCATCAAGATCTAAAAGAATAGAGAATGTATCATCATGCCATAATTTAATCTTTGTCTCTTTTCCTGTTTCAACAACAGCTGCCTCAAGAAATCCAACAGAATATTTAAGCCCTGATACAATAATGTCTGTTAATACAGATTTAATTTTTAAAATTCTATAATAATATTGTAAAATCTTATTTGTTTTTTGTGCATTTTTTAATGATTCATCTGATGAATCTTCTGGATGAGCTTCCCATCTAGGTTGATTTCTTTTAATAAAATTCTTAACACCTCTTAATTGTGTTCTTATTTTATTAATAGTTCTACGAATTTCACCATCTGAAACTGGAAGTGTTTGTATTTTATTTAATGTTTTATTATAGACAATCCAATGATCTCCTCTAACAAATCTTTCATTAAGATACCAATCACGATGTAGTTTCATATACTTAGACAGTGTCTGTGTATATAATTGATCAATAAAAGATGCCACTTCTTTATCTTGTGGTTTTATTTTTTCACTTTGTAATTCTTTAAATGTCATAATTGTTTAAGTTTTTCTTGAATTGCTTTTTCTAATTCAAAATATGCTTCTGAAGTCAAAGGATAAAAAAGATTAATTTTTTTATCTCCAACTTTCTTTTCTGGAAATACAAGTCTAATTTTCTCAGGATCTGAGAGTCTTGTAAATACAGCAATATTATTTAAAAATAACCAACTATCAACAACACATGAAATAAATCCAATATGTCCTTTATCTGGAATTACTTGTTTAATTTTTATATTTGTCACTTTCATATTAGTTTTCTTGATGTTCTTGTTTTATAGCATTCAATAATACTTCTGGATCAATATTATCAATGTCATGTAATTCCTCTTGCTGTGGAATAATACTATCATCACGAGAAGGAATAGCTGTCACATAATCTTCAACATTCTTTGCTTTGCTAGCAATAACAAATTCTCTAAATCTATTTTCTTCTGCTTTGTCTTGTCTTTTTTGCCAAAAATAAATAAATGCAAGAGTTCCTATAAACAAAATTATAATTAAAATATTCATATTATTTTATTTCTGGTTTAATAACAATTGCACATCCTGATGTTAATAAAATACCGGCTGTTGCTACTGCATTAATTATTTCATTTCTTACAACTTTTTTAGGGTCAATAATTCCTGTTTTAAATAAATCTTCATATTCATTAGTAAGAGCATTATATCCTAACTTTCCTTCTAAGACTTTAGCAACGACCGAATCTCCGGTGATACCTCCATTATCAACTATCTTTCTTAACGGAGCTTTTAATGCTTCAATAACTATTTTTAATCCTTCAAGTTCTTCTTTGGTTCCTTTTTCTTCTATTTTTTGTATTGCCTGATAACATCTTAATAAAGCAGTTCCTCCTCCTTCTACAATTCCTTCTTCAATTGCTGAGCGAGTAGCATTAACAGCATCTTCAACACGATAACGAATTTCTAATTGTTCTGAATCTGATGCTCCTCCTACTTTAATATTAGCAATTTTTCCATTTAGTCTTCCTAATCTTTGTCTTAATTTTTCCTTCTTAAAAAGATCTTTTTCCTCTTCAAGTAATGCTTTAATTTCTTTAACACGATTCTTAATATCTCCTTCAGATCCTGAAATAATTGTCTGATCTCTTCCTATTATAACATTTTTAGCATTTCCTAAATCTGTAAGTTCTGCATCTTCTATCATTTTAGCATCTTGTTGTCCTAATACTGTAGCCTCTGTTAGTGTTGCTAGATCATAAATTAAATCTCTTTGATATCCTCCATAAGATGGAACTTTAACAGGAACACAAGCAAACTTTCCTTGTAAATAATTCTGAACCAAAAATACCATTGCTTGTCCTTCAATTACATCAGCAAATAGAACCATATTCTTTTTACCGGCTGCTATACATTTTTGAATAATAGGAGAAATCTGAGAAGACATAGTTATTCTTTCTGTTGTAATAATAATTTCTGGATCATTCATTACTGCTGAAAGATTTCTTGGATCATTCATAAATAAATGACTTTCATATCCACTGTTTAATTTTGTTCCTTTAATGTACTCTACTTCTGTCTTTAAATTATTAGAACTTGAAACAGTTACAACTCCATCTTGCCCAACTTCTTTAATAACCGAAGCTATCATTTTTCCCATTTCAATATCATTGTTTGCTGAAATAATAGCTACTTGTTCTTTTTCTTTATCTGTTGTAATTTTTTTAGCTTGTTTATCTAAATTCTCTAAAACAAATTTTAATCCTTCATCCATTCCTCTTTTAAGAAGAACAGAATTCATTCCTGATGTTATAGCTTTATATCCTTCATTAAATATTTCTCTTAATAAAACGATGGTTGTTGTTGTTCCATCTCCTGCTTCACGATTAGTATTTTCTGCTGCTTCACGAGCAGTCATATTGCCCATATTTTCAAATTTATCTTCAAGAAAAACTTGCTGAGCTACTGTTACACCATCTTTCGTTATAGTTGGGAATGAACTTTCTTCAAAGATAACATTTTGTCCTCTAGGTCCTAATGTTGAACTAACAGCATCAGCTAAAATATTAACACCTTTTTTAATTTTTTCACGAGCATCTTGCCCAAAAAGTAACATTTTATACATACATTTTATTCTTTATAGTTTGTAGTTCCTATGACATCCTCTTCGTCAAGAAGATAAAAATCCTCTCCTTCAATTGTTAATAAATAGAGAGCATACTTTCCAAAGATTACTGTGTCTCCTTGAGTATATAACTTACTATTATCCGAAAGTACTTCTCCTGTAATAAGTCGTTTATCTTGTTCATCTTCAACTTGAATGATATCAACTTTTAACGCTGTTTGGTTATGTTTCTTAATAACCAAAATACCTTGTTTTGGTTTTATCTTCATAATTTTTTATTTAATACATCAATTATTTTAGTCATTGGAATAACTTCTCCATTTTCTTGAACTTGATTAACTGAATAGATTTTTACACTATATTGTTCTTGAAGTTTCTCAAGTTGTTCAATAAATTTTTGTAAACGTGTTTTTGATTCTGCATCTTTCATCTTTTCTTGAGATTCTTCATTTAATTTAATCTCAATACCTTTTTTTTCTTTCATACTTTTATAATTATTTTAGTAACCAATTAAGTTGTTCTAAAAATATAGGTTCAATTTTTATATCATCAAGCTCTGAAATTTTGATATCTGGAATATCAAGTTTTATATCTGCTTGTAATAGTTCTTTATGTTTTTCAGCATATTCTTCTCTCTTATTTCCATCAAAGTCATAATTTGTCTTTTCTTTATTTAACTTTCCATATTTTTCAAGCAACTTTGTTCTACTTTCATTATAAGATTGATAGACTGGATTCAATTCTTTTAATAACATTGAAAGTTTAAAACTAACTAATACTGGAAGTTTTGTATTTGACAATGTTTGTAATGCTGGTGAGGCATTGATAATCTCTTCTAACTTTAATTTCATACTTGTTTTTGTTACAAATTTTTTTAAATTTTGCTTCATAAATTTTTAATTACTATCCCAATCATCTGTAATGATTCTAGGTTTTAATAAATTTTGTATATCTTTTTCAATTCTTGATAATTCCTTTGGTGGTTTCTGTGGTGTTGCTGGTCTTGTCATTATCATATACCGCAAAGAATCAACTGCGTGATCATCTTTTTTAACAGGTTCTTCTGATTCATTCTTTTGTCTTCTCATGTTCTCATTATATTCTTTATATTTATATTTAGTAAATTCATTAACTAAATATGGACATTTATCCTTAAAAATATAAAGATGAGGTTTACTATCTCTATCAAGTTGTAAATATTCTCTAATTCTTGTAATTCCATTAGCCACATCATTTGATCCAGGTTCAAATTCCCATCCATGATCTTCAAAGTCTTCTATAACACTATACTCAATTTCTTCTCCTTGTTTAATTTTTGTTCTATTTTTTGCCGTTGTACTTGGATCAATTACTCTAATCGGAAATGTATTATTAACAATAATTGATTTCTCTCTTGGAGTTTTTCCTTTAAACTTATATCCTGTTAAATAATCAAATTGTTCAAACATTTCCTTAGAACTTTTTGAAGGAAGATTTGGTTTATAATATTCATCAATAATATATAATCTTTGATCCATTGTCCAAGCTCCAATAAGACAGGCTGTAGGATTTCTTTGTCCAAAATCTAAACTCATTAATAATTCATAAGGTTCTGGTAATTCGAATGAATTGATAAAATGTATCTTTGGATCAAAATCACAAAATTCTGGTCCAAAAATTAATTTACCTGATTTTGTTGAAAAATCAATTTCATACTCTTTTAACCAAGTAGCTTTTGGAGTTCCTTTTCTTTCATTTTCATACCATTCTTTTCCATCTCTCTCTGGATCTTTATCAGGATCTGCTGTATAATGAAGCATTGCTACAGCAAATTGATTATTAGGATTCTTCCAATATTTTAATCCCTTAATTAATTCTGGCTTTTCAATATCTGTATACATTTTATTTCTTTTTTTTAATTTTTCTTTTAACTTTCTTCGGTTTTTTCTCTAGATTCTTTAATGCCTTACAACATTTCTCAAGCAAATATGCTATATAATAAGAATATGCTTCATCAGTAGAATCTTCATGTTTAATTCCAATAGTTGTTAGATGATTAAAACATAAATGCTGAAGTTCATGAACTAATATACATTGGCCTTGAATTGTCCAGTCAAATTTCTGTAACCATAAAAAACTCCTACATTCATATTCTTTTGTTTTCTTGTTTGTTCGTTCTATTACTAAAAACTTTCCATCAGCTTTTAAAAGATCAGTTTTAAGATTATACTTTTTTTTAAGATGTTCATTAAATTGTTTTTCTGAACAATTTACTATCATTATAAATCCTTGATGATATATCTCATCTGTAATAATATATTTTTTCATACATTTTAAGTTTCAATACGATCAAAAACCATATCTTCAAAAAAAGTATTGTCTTCAGCTGTACTTAATCCGGTAAAACGACCTTTAGAAGAAATAGTTGGTTTAGCTGCCGTATAGGCATTCTCGGCTTCTGGTTGAAAAGCCATCTCATCTTCTAATATTCCTGATGCTGTGTGCATTCTGATTACATCTCCTCCTTCTGGAATACCACGAATTTCCGAATTTATCTCAGGAAATGTCATTTTTCCTTCAGTATGTTTACCATTATGTTGTGGATTCACATGAAGATCATAGAATTTTCCATCAATAAAGTATCTTTTAAGAAATTTTGGTTGGTGATCATAAATAAATTTTGCTCTTTTGACAAGATCATCGGCATCTTCAGCTTTTTTGCTTTGAAAAAAGACTAATTTTCCATGATGAAATTGTACATCCCATCCATATAATGCTGTAAAGAGCCAACTCATCTGCATTTGACGAGTTTTTGGAACTAATAATAAATTTTGTGTTAACCAAATATTAACAAGTACTTTAAGATATTCCTTTTCTGGAAATGATTTAATAGGATTTTCAGAATCATGAGCATCTAAAGTAAACGCCCAATTTGTAAGATAATAGTAAGGATCATCATGACAATTCCACCATTCAAGGTCTTGTAATTCTTTTGATTCACTAACTTTCTTTAAATATTCTACATCTTTCATTTAATTATGTTGCTCAGACGAGAGTCGAACTCGTAACTATGGCTTATGAGACCATCGAGATGCCATTTCTCCACTCAGCTATTATGATCCCATCGTGGGGATCGAACCCACAACCTTCTGTTTACAAGACAGATGCTCATCCAATTGAGCTAGACGGGACTTTACTTAATAGCTATAAGCTATTACTTCGGAATTCACCGGTATTATAATGTTGTTTGTGGACTATCTACGAATTGAACGTAGGTCTTGCTATAGGCAATCGAAACCTTTATAGCCCGTGATAAAGAGAGGTGTCTTCTTTATCGACTTAGAAAATTCTCTTGCTTTTTTAATCGTAAGAGATCATCCTCTTTTCATATTCATTGCTATGGCTACTGCGATTTTTGTTTTAGCAGTACTATAATCTACGCCATGACTTTTCATATAAGTATGAATAGCTTTTTTTCTTGCTACTCCAGGCTTACTAGATTGAAGTTCGGCAATATTTTTTTGTTGCGCATTTTTACTATTACTTAACGGCATATAATTAAGTTATCCCTCATCGTATATTATGGCAATTTCCAAACTGCTAGAAATTACGCCTTCTCGTTTTTTTCTCCAAGATGAGGGGTTCGATTTTTATGCTACGAAGAGCAAAATCGCATAATTTAGGAGTCTTATACGACGAGAGATAAACTAACTATGTTAAACTACGCAAAAGTTTTTCTTTATATTCTTTTCTTTCTTCTTCTGACATTTTAGATAAATCAACATCTGTTTCTTCAATACTTAACTCTTTCTTCTCAGGAGCAAAATCACCCATTATTTTCATTATATTCTCGATAGCTTTATTAACAGATGAATTGTCATCAATTAATCCAACTTCTTCTCCATTAAAAAAGACCTGTTTTTTCGCACTTAACAGATCCCTCAAACGAGTTAATATTAATTTTTTATCAATACCTAACTTATGACCAATAATACGATAGTCTCCTTCAATTTCTTTTATCTTATCAACAATTTTACTATTACGTAATAATTTATGGGCGGCTACAGCTGCTGAGTTATCATCTTCCTGACTATAAACTGTTCTATAAGCTGCTGTTCCATTATAACCATTAGCTACATATTCTTCACAGAATTTTGTTTGTTTTTCATTCAATGTTGCCATATTATATCTTAGATTAATCCTTGATTATATTATATGTTAAAAAATAAATAAAGTCAACCCTTTTTTATCCGCAGATTTTTAGTTTAAAAATAAACAAGAAACAAAGTTATCCCCACTGACTGGTTTTTGAAAATAAAATTTTTTATTTAAAATTTAATATTTTTTTAAAATAAAAAAGGTAGAAAAAGAAAGAGATACCCCCTACCTCTTTTCTAAAATATAAAATAATTAAAGATAATATAGTTTAGAATTTTTAAAGATAGGAAGGAGTGTAGTTTAGAATTTTTAAAGATAGGAAGGAGTGTAGTTTAGAATTTTTAAAGATAGGAAGGAGTAAGGAGCGAGTGCCTCTAGGTATTATATATAAATACCTCCGCCAATTATCTTGATTCGATTTCTGAACCCCCCACTGCTTTTCTTTAATATTAAACACCTCCAACAATTTCCTCTTTAAAATTAAATGAATTTATGCTATTATATAAACATAATTAAAAAAGGTAATGGCAATAAGCCAATACATTAACAATATAAATATATGGCTAAGACAAAATTAGAAGTAAAGCGTTACGACTTATGGTGGTGCGATAAGCAGAAGCATATTAAAGAAGAGCTTCTAAGAGTCGTAAAAGAAAATGGCTTGGAAGACCAATTAGTAGAGTTCTCAAAGACAGAATTGGAATACCAAGAATTAGCAGAAAGCAAATTAGGCTTAATTAACGATACTATTAAAAAGACAATGCCAAAAGCAAAGTCAAAAGTCGTTAAAGCCTCAACTCCGGTAAGTATTGGCTTAGACTTTGAGGACTAGTAGAGAGTCATACTATTGCTAAACACCAAAGCTTGGCAATAGTAGACTACCTATTAAACCAATTTAAAGGGTAGCAGAGGGGGCAATAGGTATGGAGTTACCATATACTACCCTCTTCGTCAATCAATAGCAGTTTAACATATCATTGACAATAATAATAGTATTTCAATGTATAATTTCTAGGAGGTAGCAAGAAAGTATTTCTTGGATGTATGAAGTATAAAAGGAAACTACTAAAGTAATTTTATACTAATACTGAGATTTACATAAGTATTACTACCTCTTGGAATTATTTTGTAGTGAGGTGTAGGTGAAAGGGTGATATCATATAGATTTACACTCTCAATACCATTCTTATCTTTTTCTATTCTCAATTCTTTTTCTATTCTTTAATTATTAATCATTTAATAATATGACAATTCAACAAATACTAAAACAATTTATGATTCAAAACTCAAAAGAAAGCGAATGTCATATAGCAGAATATTCTATCAAAGGAAACGAATCATTCAAACAATTAGAATATATGGCTGATGACTACAATCTTTGGGGTCAATTCTACGAATATCTACGTTCAAATCATTTCAACATCTCAAAGTAATTGTATAATATGTGTATATGTAAGCCACACACTAAATGCTTTACATATACCGCCGAAACTAGCAATCATTAATAATTTTTTAACTTTAAAATTATGAACGAATTAAAAAAACAACTCGAAGAAGAATTAAATAATGAAGTATTCTCATTAAAACAATCT